GTTTAAGAAGGTACTATGTTTAAGAATTAGTTCCTATTACTATAGTCGCATTTGCAGCAGTTCCAGCATATGGGTCATCAGCAGTTGGTGAAGCTAAGAAATTAGCAGGAGCCGTTTCTTGTGCAGTAAACGTAAGTGTATAACCACTTAAGTCTCCCATAGCAGCACCAGTTACAATTGTACCACCTGATACATCAGCACCGTGTTCTAAACCTACAACCATTACGTTTCCGTTATAATCCTCTACAGCGATGTGCGGACGACCAGCAGCTAAGATTTTAATCTCTTTGTGGTCTTCTTTACTTAATTTGTGTAGTGTTAGGTTAAGTGTTTGCTCATAAAAAGAAGTTCCGTTCTCACGAGAAGCATTGATTGTTTGCTCAAGAGAAGAGTTTCCTTTTACTTCGTATTTGTAGGCATTAAAAGTCCCTGTCATATTGGAAATTTCATAGTCTCCGGTAGCAGCATCCGTATAGGATACAGTACCGAAGTCACCGAAATCAGTAAAGTAAACGGCTTTTATACCGCCTACTACATCTTTACAAGGTTCTTTACGCCCTCTAGTTAAATCACAAGCCATAATTATTTAAGTATTAAAAAAGGGCAGGCAGGCTCTAAGGCTTACCTACCCTTTTATGTTTAACAAATTATTTTATTATGCTAGAGTTTGTAATACAAGATCACCACCGATGCCATATTGTACACCTGCAGTATATCGCATAATAACTCTTACATTTTGAGAACCGTCTAGGTCACCCATATCTAACAATTTAACTTCGTTGTGGTCAGCTAATAGACCTGTACCGAAGTAGATGTTAGAAGCCTCACCTGCAACGATGTGGTCAGCAGGCATACCTGGAGCGTGTTGGATTTTGATACCTTCAAAAGAAAGTGCATTACCCATATTGTACCATTGTTGCCCTTGGTTGTTAACACCAGCAGCACCAAGTCCAGAAGCACCAAATCCTCCTAATGCACGTACATAAGCCTGAAGGGCTACAGTAGGAACATAAATAGTTAAGTCTTCTTTACCGTAAACAGCAGCAGGAATAGAGTCTACAACATTTCCAAGCAAAGTAACAATGTTAGAAGATGTATAAGAAGTCTCAGATCCGTTAGCTGCATCGTTTACGTCAGCATCAGCGGCCATAAGTACTGTAAGACCGTCAAACTCACCAGCGGTAGCGTTTACACCACCCCAAATGGTTTGCTCAGTTTTCTCAGCTACTTTAGAAGCTACGTGACCGATTAAGAAATCAGCAAAGTTAGAAGGAAGTTGGTCAAATGCAGAATATCCCATTTGTACTGCTTCCCAATCAGAACGGAAGTCCTTCTTACAAAGCTCAAGGTTTACTTGGAACTCTTCTGGTTGAAGGATACGCTCAGTTAGTGTAAGTGTAGATGTAGGGTCGAAATCACAAGTTGCATCCTTTACGATTGCATCTGTAGAAATTTTCTTTACTACTTCTTTAAATTTAACATTTGGCTTGATAGTGATTGCACCGTCAGCTAAAGTTTTACCGCTCAATAAAGCTGCAGAGATATATTTGCCTGCAAATTCACCAGCGTAAGTTGTTGTAATAGATGTGGTTGTTGGCATTTTTATGAATTGAATAGTTTATTAAATACAATATCTTTAGTAGTCATTGCACGTCTTTGTGCGTAAAGGTTCAAAGGCTTCTTAGAAACCTCTGCTTCAGGACTGTGAGAGATAGGCTCTACAGCAGGCTCTTGAGAAGATAGCTCAGTTGGTACTTCAAGCTCTTCCTCTTTTTGAGAACTAAGCTCTTCAACCATAGCCTTAACCTCAGCGATAGCTTTAGCTAATTCTTCTTTAGTAACATACTCTTTTTCCTCACCCTCTTCTTCCATCTTATCCTCATATTCAGCCTCAACTTCTTCGGTAGACTCTACCTCTTCAGAAGCCTCAACTTCGATGTCTTTCACGTCTTCAGAAAGTTCTACTTGCTCTTCAACTTCAGGAGCTTTCTCTTCCTGAACTTCAGGAGCTTGCTCTACTTCAGCTTCATTGCTAAGCAAAATATTTTTGAAACGCTCTACGATTTCGTTAGCTTTCATATGTTAATTTAATAGGGTTAAACTAAGTATTTAACTTAATAATTATGTGTCTG